TACATACAACAGCCTAGTAGTTGAACGAAGGAGATTACGAGATGCCCGGACATAACGGCAAGGCCAAAATGGCTAAAAAGAAAATGATGCGTGGCGGTGGTATGCCCATGAAAAAGAAAATGATGGGTGGCGGCATGGCTAAAATGGCTAAGAAGAAGAAAATGGCCGGTGGCGGTATGGCTAAAATGGCTAAGAAAAAGATGATGCGTGGTGGCATGTCTAAAAAGAAGAAGTAATCTTCTTGTTAAATATTACCGTAAAAAAATCTGACCTTCACGGATATGGAGTTTTTGCGACATCCGTAATCAAAAAAGATGAAACAGTAGAGATGTGTCCCTACGTCATACTAGACGAGGGGCAGATCGAAGATACCAGCATCTTACAGGATTACTTGTTTGGCACTCCTTATGAAGATGAAGATTGTTTACTCGCACCACTAGGCTATGCCATGCTCTATAATCACTCTGATAACCCAAACGCTGAATGGACTGTCGAAGAAAATGAAGTGGACTTTGTTCGCTTTTTTGCTTTACGTGATATTCAAGCGGGAGAAGAGATAACACACGATTATGGCATAGGATACTGGGATAGCAGAAAAGAAGAGGAAAATAGCGATGCCGCTTAAAAAAGGTAAGTCACAAAAAACTATATCTCGTAATATTAAAAGCGAGATGAAACGTGGCAAGCCTCAAAAACAAGCTGTAGCGATTGCTTTATCCAAAGCTGGTAAAACAAAACCTCCTGTTAATAAATTGGCAAGAGGAGGCAAACCAAAGAGTAGAGTCAATGAAGCTGGCAATTATACCCAACCCGGCCTACGGAAACGGATATTTAACCGTATCAAAGCTGGCGGAAAAGGTGGAGCACCCGGTCAATGGAGTGCTAGGAAAGCCCAAATGCTCGCCGCCTCCTATAAGAAAGCAGGAGGAGGTTACAAAAACTAATGGCACTCAAGAAGTCCCAAAAGAGCTTAAAGGATTGGACAAAGCAGAAGTGGCGAACGAAATCAGGAAAGCCTTCGACGCAAGGACCAAAGGCCACTGGGGAGCGTTATCTGCCATCAGCGGCTATCCGTGCGCTCTCGTCCAGAGAATATGCCGCAACTACGAAAGCCAAACGGAAAGCAAAAGCGTCGGGCAAACAGTTTGCGAAACAGCCTAAAAGGATAGCTAAGAAGACATCAAGGTATCGTTAAATGGCAGTCAACAAAAGAAGCACAGCAAAAATAAAAAAAGTAATGAAAAGTTTGAAGAAGGCATCGAAAGCACATGCCGGTCAGGCAAGAACTTTATCTGGAGTTTTAAGTGGCATCAAAAAAAGATCCAGCAAAAGGAACAGGTAAAAAACCAAAAGGTAGTGGTCGAAGATTATATACGGATGAAAATCCTAAAGACACTGTGTCTATTGCTTTCGCCACTGTGGACGATGCCAAAAAAACTATCGCTAAAGTAAAAAGAATCAAAAAGCCATACGCTAGAAAGATACAGATATTAACTGTACTAGAGCAACGGGCTAAAGTTGCTGGAAAACATGAACAAGCTAGATTAGCTAAAAAAGCAAAAGAGCAATTGAGAAAGCAACGAGATGCCAAAGCCTAAGTTATCTACATTACGTGCTAAAATTAAAAGCGGTAAAAAATTAGGATTTACAGAACGGGCATCTGCTAAAGCTAGAGGTTTGATAGCAAGAGTAGACGGCACAAAACGGAAAAGCAAGAAGTATAGATAATGCGAAAACTAACTGAAAAGCAACAAAAGTTTTTAAATGTGCTGTTTGAAGATGCACGTGGTAATGTTGTGGAAGCTAAAAAGCTTGCAGGGTATTCTGCGAATCAACACACTGCTGAAATTGTAAATGCACTAAAAGATGAAATTTTAGAACGTACCAACATGTACCTTGCTCAGAATGGCCCTCGTGCGGCTATGGCTATGGTTGGTGCGTTACACGATCCAACTGAGTTGGGCATTAAAGAAAAAATGCAAGCGGCTAAAGAAGTTATGGATCGTATTGGCATCATTAAATCTGAGAAGGTACAAGTTGAAGCAACAGGCGGTGTGATGTTACTCCCACCGAAACGTACAGAGGATGACGACTAAACGAAGTACAGGCAAGTGGATATTACCACAGCCTGAGAATATAATTAAAGATGAAGACTTTATACCTATTCCACGAATAGCTAGAACCATTCCGTTTGGGTATGAAGAAGATCCTGAAGACAGTGACATGTTACTGCCGATACCAAAAGAACTCAGGGCGTTAGAGAAAGCAAAAGAATATCTACAGCAGTACAGTTACAGAGAAGTTGGTAATTGGCTGACAAAACAAACAGGTCGAAGCATTTCTCATGTGGGTTTAAAGAAGCGAATCGAAAGTGAGCAATCCAACAAAAGACGAATTGCAACTCTCCGTGAATGGGCCAGAAGGTACCAGAAGGCGATCCAGCAGGCGGAGGAAATCGAAAAGACGAGGCTCGGTGCAACAAGAAGCACCGAAGGTGCAGAGTCAGCCAGCAATTGAAATCCGTGAAGATGTTCACGAGGAACCTGAGTTTGAACCAATACGGCCTGAAGAACACAATGTAATCTTTAAGCCTAACCCCGGTCCACAGACTGACTTTTTAGCATCGGGGGAAAGGGAGGTGCTGTATGGAGGTGCCGCAGGCGGTGGTAAGTCTTATGCTATGTTGGCTGACCCGTTACGATTTATGGGACACCCGTCATTCAGTGGATTGCTACTTCGTCACACAACAGAAGAACTTAGGGAACTGATCTGGAAATCTCAAGAGATGTACCCAAAGATCTGGCCCGGAATAAAGTGGTCAGAACGAAAGATGCAGTGGACTGCACCTAGTGGTGCTAGGCTGTGGTTCTCATACCTTGATAGAGATGAAGACGTTATGCGTTATCAAGGCCTTGCATTTAGTTGGGTAGGCTTTGATGAGTTGACTCAGTGGCCTACTCCATTTGCGTGGAACTATATGCGATCTCGTTTGCGTAGCACAGCATCGGATCTTCCCATCTATATGCGTGGCACTACAAACCCGGGAGGTCCGGGACACCAATGGGTTAAAAAGATGTTCATAGATCCTGCTCCTCCCGGAAAACCTTTTAATGCTACGGACATTGATACAAATCGAACTTTAGTGTACCCTCCCGCTCACAGCAAGGCAGGTGAACCATTATTTAAACGTAGATTTATTCCAGCGATGCTGACAGATAATCCGTATCTGTATGAGCAAGGTGACTATGAAGCAATGCTCTTGTCCTTGCCTGAGCATCAACGTAAACAGTTATTAGAGGGTAATTGGGATGTTGCGGAAGGTGCGGCGTTTCCTGAATTCAACAGAGAAATACACACTATCGCTCCTTTTGATATACCTAATAATTGGGTTAAATTTAGGGCCTGCGATTATGGGTACGGCTCTTATTCTGCTGTTGTTTGGTTTGCCTGTACTCCTGATGAACAGCTTATTGTCTATCGTGAGCTATACGTTAGTAAAGTCTTGGCAACTGATCTTGCAGATATGGTTCTTGAACTTGAGGCGGATGATGGCAACATCAAGTATGGGGTACTAGACAGTTCGTGCTGGCATAAGCGTGGAGATACCGGACCATCACTCGCTGAACAGATGATCCAAAAAGGGTGCCGTTGGAGGCCGTCGGATCGTTCAGCAGGTTCCCGAAAAGCAGGAAAGAACGAAGTGCATCGTAGGTTGCAAGTCGATGAGTTTATGGAAGAACCAAGAATTGTTTTCTTTGAAACCTGCACTAACTTAATAGCTCAACTGCCTAGCATTCCACTAGATAAGAAAAATCCCGAAGACGTAGACACTAAAGCAGAAGACCATTTATATGACGCATTGCGTTATGGTATAATGTCTAGACCAAGATTTTCTATTTGGGATTTTGATCCTTCTCACCAAAGACCTTCTGGATACGTTCCAGCCGATAATACATTTGGATATTAAATATGCAAGAACAAGATACTATCATCGAAGATACTGGAATTACATTAGAAGATGTAACAGCCCTCTCCGATGAAGATCCGTCAGTGCTACGGCTCTTAAACTTTGTGATGGAGCGGTACACTAAAGCGGAAGACACTCGGCGTACTGAAGAAGAAAGATGGTTGCAGGCGTATCGCAACTATAGAGGTTTGTATAGTCCCGACGTTCAGTTCACTGAAGCTGAGCGTTCTCGTGTATTTATTAAAGTAACTAAGACAAAAACTCTTGCGGCGTATGGGCAGATTGTTGATGTACTATTTGCTGGTCAACGCTTCCCTTTATCTGTCGAACCAACGGTTTTACCTGAGGGTGTCGTAGAAGCAGTTAACTTCGATCCACAAAAACCTGAAGGCGTAGAGGATGACGGAATCCAAGTAGGAGAATCTCCTTACGGATTTGCTGGTGATGGAAAAGATTTTCCTGCTGGAGCAACTTTAAAAGATCTTCTAGGAAGTTCCACCAATAAGTTGCAAGGTATTGAAAAACTTGAAGAAGGTCCGGGCATAACACCAACAGCACAAACATTTTTTCCAGCGCAGTTAGCCGCTAAAAAAATGGAAAAGAAAATTATGGATCAGCTAGAGGAATCTAGTGCATCCAAGAAGCTTCGCAGTGCCGCATTTGAAATGGCACTCTTTGGTACGGGGATCATGAAAGGTCCGTTTGCTGTAGACAAAGAGTATCCAAACTGGGATGAAGAAGGAGAATATGATCCTTTAATTCGCACAGTGCCGTACGTAGATCATGTATCTATCTGGAACTTTTACCCAGATCCCGATGCGGATAATATGGACGAAGCTCAATACATTGTCGAAAGGCACAAGATGTCACGCACACAATTACGTGCATTGAAAAAGCGTCCATTCTTTCGTGATCAAGTAATTGATGATGTGATTGATATGGGCGAATCTTATGATAAGAAGTATTGGGAAGATGACCTAAGCGATTATCAAATTGAGTACGATATTAACCGATACGAAGTCCTTGAATATTGGGGGAATATTGATCTTGATATTTTAAAAGAAGCTGGGGTAGATGTACCAGAAGAATTTAAAGATATTGATGAGTTGCAAGCAAACATATGGTTGTGTAATGGCCGTGTAATTCGTGCGGTGCTCAACCCTTTCAAGCCAGCAAAAATTCCTTATTATGCAGTGCCTTACGAGCTAAACCCATACTCTTTCTTCGGTGTAGGTATCGCTGAGAATATGGATGATACGCAAACATTAATGAATGGTTTCATGCGTATGGCAGTAGACAATGCTGTATTGTCAGGAAATATGCTAATTGAAATTGACGAAACTAACTTGGTGCCCGGACAAGATCTTTCAGTGTATCCGGGTAAGGTATTCCGCCGTCAGGGTGGAGCACCGGGACAAGCTATTTTCGGTACAAAGTTCCCGAATGTTTCGCAAGAAAACATGCAAATGTTTGATAAAGCTCGTGTTCTTGCGGATGAGTCTACAGGTTTCCCATCTTTTGCACACGGACAAACGGGCGTTGCAGGTGTAGGGCGTACAGCTTCAGGTATTTCTATGCTGATGAATGCGGCGGCAGGTGGTATCAAGACTGTCATTAAGAATGTAGATGACTATTTGTTACGCCCGTTGGGTGAAGCGTTATTCGGTTTCAACATGCAGTTTGACTTTGATCCAGACATTAAAGGTGACTTAGAAGTAAAAGCACGTGGCACTGAATCACTAATGGCAAATGAAGTACGCAGTCAACGACTCATGCAGTTCATGCAAGTAGCGTCTAACCCTGTACTTGCACCCTACGCAAAATTCCCGTACATCATTCGGGAGATTGCTAAGTCCATGGATCTCGATCCAGACAAAGTAACAAATAATATGGAAGAAGCGGCTAGACAAGCTGAGTTATTTAAACAAGAAAATCCAATGCCTGAGCCACAAGCTGGTGGTGCACCAATGATTCCGGGAGTGCAAGATACTTCTGGAGCAGGTGGAGGTAACATTGGTATCGGTCAATCACCTATTCCGGGTGAACAGGGATTTAGTGGTAATGTTGCAGGTGGAGCAGGACCGCAAGTCAGCGGTCAATAAGCTTAAAGCTTTCGTTAATACAAAAAAACAATGGGATGGCTTTTGTGAATATTTGGACATCCTGATATCCGAACAGCATAGAAAATTAGAAAAGGCGGACAACATAGTATCCGTTCATCGAGCGCAGGGTGCAGTTGAGGCATTGCGCTATCTCAAGTATCTCAGAGAAGAGGCATCAGATTAATGTCAGCATTAGGTCGGTTGGTAGCAAAAACACTTCGTAAGGAAATGGGAGATGTGTTTGCTGATTATGGATTAAAGTCAGAAGATGTAGTCTCAGAGTCTCCACTTGGACAAACAAAAGCAAAGCCAGCCGCCGCATTTATTAAACAAATGCAAAAAGAAGGCGTGTCTACAGAAGAAATGCGTGATCTCGGTTTACTTGATGACTTTGATCCTAAAACAGGACCACGTAGACAAGAGCAATTAACTAAAGATCAAATGCTTGAGGAGATTAATCAACGTCGAGCAGAGCGTTTAGAAAGTCGTGGTGTGTATCGTGGTGATATACCTCCTCCGATAGAAGAAGGGGAGACAATCAATCCACGTTTTGCTGACGGTAAAAAAATAATTAAAAAATCTCCTCCTCCTCAGTTTGAGTCGCCTGAGCCACTAACAGGATTAGCATCTGAACAAAGAACTTCAATGGTTGATTATAACATTTATCAACAAGACATTGGAGATCCAGATACATATGAAGAAATTACATATGGTTTGCGAAAAGGTCCAGAAGGAAAAATGGGGGCTAGACGTACTGGAGAATTTTCAGACCGCTCAGTTATTGGATTTTACTCAAGAGACCCAGATGAAACAGGACGGCATTTCCCAGAAAGGGATCAATTGTTCCATCTCCGTTTGAATCGTGGAAAAACAGCAGAAGGTGAAGGTGTAACTAACTTATTAGAATTACAATCTGATATCCAACAACGTGCGCAAAAAGGGAAACCATTAGAATTAGAAGCGGAAGAAGCAACACGACGTGTTCCTGCAAAGCCTGAGTATAGCGATCCAAATCTTCCAATGATACAAAACTGGGAAGTGTTGGGAGTCAAGGAAGCTGTCAGAAGAGCAGTTCAAAACGGAGATAGATACTTAGCAATTACACCCGGTAGAGAAATTGGTAAAGCGATAGGGGCTGTTGAATCCATTTCAACTGAAGGGCCGTTGAAAGCTATTCTCTCAAAAAATCAATCTGGCAAAAATGATATAATTTTTACAGGTCTTGATTTACGTCAAGAATTTGCAGAGCTAGAAAATATAGACGATCTGGATATCGTTAATCCCAAGATGGCCCCAGCCGTTGAAGAAATATTATCCGGTATGGGATACGAAGAATATTTAAATAATCCATTTGGATTTTCTTTAGACGATGTTAAAAACAGTAAAGTTGAAAATAATTTAGCTGTTTTAGCTCGTGTAATGATTGCTGTTCAGTTTAATGATTTTGGATATAAAACTCTTAGCACTGAAACCATGCAGTATGCAGAAAAATCACTTAATGATTTCATGGATTCACTTATTGATTATTCCATTGATGTCGGAGGTGACATAGAGGATTTAGTATATGAAATAAGTGAAGATCCAATTCAAGTTTATTCATTAGTATTGCCTGAGTCTGTTATTGATAAAATGCTTACTATTCGTTCCTCACTAGAAGATTCAGAAGCTATTGCTGACAACGTTCTTCAACGTATGTACACAGACGAAGAAGTTGCTAAAGCTCTTAATATAAATGTTGGTGAAGTAAGACGTTTAGCTGATAGTGGGGAAACAGTTGAAATTACACCAGAAATGGAATTTGGTGGAGAGGGCGTAATTGATTTTTACGACAAAGCTCTTATTAGTGAAAAACGTCTTCAAAAGTACGGTGCTCCTCTTGTAGAAATAGAACAGACAAGACCAGACGGTACCACTGTTACTACAAATGCATTAGATCTTAAAAAGTTTATAGATGAAAAGAAGAAAAATAAAAAAGTAAAAATACCATATTCTCTTTATAGTGCTGTTGTAAGTATACCATTAGCTGGAAAATTAGGTTCTATAGTTTCTTCACGAGAGCAAACACAAGACGATGAAACTACTAAAGCGTTTGCTGACGGTGGACTGCTAGATGAAGGAGGCACAGTAGATCCTGTATCTGGTAATGATGTACCTTCAGGTTCCACGCAATCTGAAGTACGGGACGACATACCTGCTCAACTAAGTGAGGGTGAATTTGTTTTTCCCGCTGATGTCGTGCGTTATATAGGTCTGGAAAATTTAATGATGCTTCGCCAAAAAGCTAAAGAAGGATTAGCTAAGATGGAAGCAATGGGTCAGATGGGCAACAGTGATGAAGCTGTTATTCCAGATAATGTAGACTTTAAAGCTGAAATCGGAGAAATGATTAAAGGTAAAGAGCCTGTTGAAATGAATGTAGGTGGTGTAACACCTACTTCTGGAACACCTACTTATTTAAATCAGCAACTTCCTGATTATCTACAGCCTTCCAGTGTGTATACTGCTCCTACGTTTGCGGGAGAACAGCAACAATCTACTCAATCAGTTTATCAGCCGGGACAGTTTGTTAAACTGCCTGAGCCGGGACAATTTGCTAGAGGTCCAATTACTCAGCCTGCTTTAGATACTCGTGATGTTGCAACACAGCCTTTACCATATGAAATGAAAAAGTTTGTTAATGAACAAACTAAAGCTATTGCGTATATACCATTTATGAATGGTCAACCGATGCTACCTATCCCAGAAGGTTACGTAGAAGAAAAACGTGTTGTTACTCCAAGAGAAGATGATACTACAGCGGCACCAGAAACTGCGGTAGAAACTGCAAAGGTAACAGATACTGGAGGAGATTCTGACCCAGATCTATCTATGGCTAAAGTTAAAGGCACATCGGTAGTCGGTGTTGCCCGTGGTATTTCGGACTTGTTCGGCAAGAACTATAAAGATCTTGGTGCGGGTCAGCATCCTCTGGCTAAGCAAGTAGAAGATTATAAGAATGCTCAGATTAGAGGTATAGGCGGTGCATTGTTAAGTGTTGCTACGGGTGGCGTAGGTGGTATACTAGGTGTCGGTACTAGCATTTATAAAATGAATAAAAAGATGAATGAAGTTGAAGAGGTAATGCAGTCTTCAATAGAAAAAGCCAACCCAACTTTAGGAAGAATACTTAAGGCTTTGCCCGAAGTAGATAATGTTTCTACTGGGCAAATTCAAAACTCATTTACTAATGCTGTTGAATATGGACTAAGCCCCGGACTTGCGGCGGCACTGTCTGTAACTCCTCAAGGGTTTAGACAACCTACACTAAACATTGATCCTCGTACTGGTGTACAAACTACATCTTTGCCAGAACAGGGACTTGCAGAACGTGCAGTTCAGAATGCTTTTTCACCTGAGACCATTGGTGAAGAAGCCTATCGTGATATGATAGAAGAAGCGGCGTTCTATGATGCAACAGGTATGGGCACAATGACGCTTGCGGCAGATACTGGTTATGCGGCTAGGACTGCACAGCAACAAGCTGAAGCTAAAGCAAAGTCTATAGAAACTCAAGTACAAGAATTAGCAAGCAGAGAAAACTTACCGCTTGAAGTGGCTAGAAGTATTGTTGAAAATCGTGATGCAAGAGGCGAAACACCGACAGGTGGTATTAAAGTTGAAATATCAAAAGATCCTCTGGGAGATGCAATCCGAAGCTCAGCACTTTCCCGAGGACGCACTGAAAAAGAAGCTAGTTCTAAATTTAATCAAGCCGTACGAAACATTGCGAGAGGGGAAGAGAATAGAGGAAGGTCCGTTGATCCGTCTGACTTTAGTGTAACTAACGTAACTTCTCGTGGCGAAATTAACGTGGACATTAACGGTGATGGAAGAGCGGACCGTGCTATAGATAAAGACGGGAACTCTCGTAACTTTAATATTGACAGAGACTCAGATGATTCAGGCACAGAAGATTTTGGAGGATACAGCCAAGATGATTTTTCAGCGGAAGGTGGAATATCGTTCGCCAAAGGCGGCATAGCAAAACAAACAAATCGTGCTTTTGGGTTAATGGCACGTAAAAAATAACCCATTTAACTGGCTACCTAACGCCCTTCGGCAACCGTTAGCCCCAGACAAAGGATGAAACAATGTCTACAACTACAACTGAAATAGTAGAAAAAGTAGAGCAAGCCAAAGTAGCATCTGGCTTTGCCAAGCGTAACGCAAACAAGCAACGCATTGAAGAAGAAGAAGCTGAACTAGAAGCTTTAATTAAAGGTAATCAGGAAGAAGATCAAGCAACTGAAGAAATAGTTGATGATGATCCAGAACCTGAGAGTGCAGAAGAAAAGACTTTCAAAAAAAGGTACGGCGATTTGCGCAGGCATTCGCAGAAGAAAGAAAATGAGCTACAGGAACAAATCAATGAACTGCGCACACAACTAGAAGCTTCAACTAAAAAAGAAATTAAGTATCCTAAGTCAGAAGATGAACTTTCTGAGTGGATGGAAAAGTATCCAGACGTTGCAAAAATTGTAGAAACAATTGCAATGAAGAAAGCTCACGAACAAACATCTGAGTATGAATCTAAATTTAAACAAATTGATGAGTTAAAAGTAGAAGCTCGCAGAGAAAAAGCCGAAGCTGAATTAATGCGCATACACCCAGACTTTGAAGAAATACGTGAGACAGACGATTTCCATAACTGGGTTGAAGATCAGCCTAAGTGGATTCAAGATGCACTGTACGATAATGAAAGTGACTCTAAGTCTGCCGCTCGTGCAATTGATTTATACAAAGCTGATATGGGCATCAGTAAGAAAAAGTCAACTAAAGACAAAGATGCCGCTAAAGCAATTGACACTCGTTCAGAACGTTCCGCTCCAGAAGAAGACGAAACAAAGTCGTACATCAAAGAATCTGACGTAGCAAAAATGTCTTCTCAACAGTACGAAGCAAAGCAAGAAGAAATTGCTGAAGCGATTCGCACAGGTAAGTTTATTTACGATTTATCTGGATCAGCACGATAAAGTGTTGACAAATAAAATTTTCTGGATATAACTATGTGCAGAATACTGTGGCCCCGATAGGACACCCACATTTAACCTAGAAATAAGATGCACCGTTAATATAACTTCAGGCCAGTTGTTATAGTAGTGGGAATTCTTATTTCGCCTTCACAGAACACCCAAACTACGCAGGCCGTATGATCACTTTGGCCGGTGACTATACCACCCTGATGCTAGATC